CTTGAGCGAGTTGTCGAAATCATCGAGGCGGTGAGGGACATTGGCAAAGCACAGAGCTGAGAAGCAACCTATCAACTGGCGTATCGTTCGAGTTCATTGGGCATACAAGAGGATGCAACTGAAAAGTTTAGTTGTAGCCTTCTTTACTAGGGGGGTCAAATGACACACTTCACAAACGCAGATGAGCGTGAAATCTTCGAGGCTATCAACCTATTAAAGGATGAGAACCTAGTTTGGTCGAGCGACCTTGAAGCAATTCGGCGCAATCTTGCCTTACTACTTGAAAGAATTATGCAAGTCGAATGGCACTATCTTGAGCCAGAAATCGGGGACTTAGCCCTAAACTTGATAAGAGAAACTGAAAGGGAAAACAATGCTAGAAGGAATGACACCGACACAGAGAAAACCGAGCTGCAAGGTAAGGTCAATCTTGGAATCGTTGGACAGCAAGGATCAAGTAATACTTGTCAATGCTGTAAGTAATGAGTCTTGGAAAGCACCAGCACTAGCTAGAGAACTAACAGCTAGGGGAATCCCAATCAGCGAGAAACCTATTCTTGCTCATAGAAGGAAAGAGTGCAGTTGTGCTAGATAACCTGGAACCAGCACCAAAGGTAACACCACCGAAAGATTGGCGGCCAGCCGTTGAGTTTGACGGCACACTAGGTGAGGCAACAACCCCACCGACTACCGGCAATCAACCTAACTTTGATGAGTTCCTAATCGAGCAAGGTTTCGACCCTGACAAGATTGAGATCTACGGCCCGATACGCACTAGCCGATGGCAACAGCGTGAGGGTGGCGATTGGTTAGTTAGCTGGCGATTCAACTTCAGAACACGCTCTGAAGTCGAGATTGACCTACCAACCCTTTATGCCAACACTCGCAAGGGACTCAAGATTGCCAAGCCAAAAGAAACACTTGAGAAGGCTGTTGTTGTCTGCTGGTCAGATACTCAGACAGGCAAGGCAGGTGACATCCGAGGTGGCACACCTGAGTTGATTGAACGCATCGCTGAGAAGCAAGCCAACCTTGCCAGCTATCTAAAAAAGGAAAAGCCAGATGTTATCTACTTCCTAAATGTCGGTGACAGCATCGAGGGCTTCGAGTCAGGTGGGAACCCAATGCGAACCAACGACCTCAGTTTGATGCAGCAGGTTGACCTAGAGGCAACCTTTGAGTGGGAAACCCTAAAGCTAATGGCTAACTATGCTCCAATAGTTGCTGCTTCAGTTGGCTCTAATCATTGCGCTTGGAGATCAGGCAGACAGAAACTAGGCACAGCAAGCGATGACTGGGGATTGCATATCCAACGCCAGCTTGCCAGGCTCGCACAGGAAACAGACCTGCCAGTCAAGTTCTATGAGCCACAGGCTAACGATGAGTCACTTGCCCTAGATGTTTGGGGTGACAACGAGATGATTCTCGGCCTAGTGCATGGACACCAAGCCTCAAGACCTGACGGCATAGTCCAATGGTGGCGTAACCAGTCGCATGGCAACCAGCCAGTAAAAGATGCTGACATCCTGATTCATGGACACTTCCATCACCTAACAGTCAAAGAGTCAGGCAGACGAAACAACCACAGCCGCTGGGTCATTCAATGCCCAACTCTTGACGCTGGCTCTAGCTGGTATCGGACAGGTATGGGTGGAGATGACAGCGACCCAGGCTTGCTAGTGTTCCCACTTACCAAGGGTGAGAACTTCCAAGGGACTGTTTACAAACTTTAGTTGCCAGAAAAGAGAGAGATGAAAATAGGGAGCTTATTCAGCGGATACGGCGGTCTTGACTTAGCTGTATCAAAGCTCACAGGTGCTGAGGTTGCTTGGCATTGTGAGTGGGAAGCAGCACCAAGCCAGATACTTGAGGCACACTTCCCAGGCGTTCCAAACTACCGAGATGTCAGCAAGGTTGACTTCACACAGGTTGAGCCTGTTGACATACTCACAGGTGGCTTTCCTTGTCAGGATTTATCTCTGGCAGGTAAGCGAGCAGGATTACAGGATGGAACTCGCTCAGGCTTATGGTCAGAGTTCTACCGAGCAATACAAGAAATCAAACCAAAGCTAGTCATAATCGAAAATGTAAGGGGTTTACTAAGTGCAAAAGCCAACAATGGTATGGAATACACAGATGAAGTATTGGGAACACTCAACGGAAAGCCAGCTCTTAGAGCTATCGGAGCCGTTCTTGGGGACTTGGCCGACATCGGGTACGATGCTCAATGGTCAGGTGTTCGAGCGAGTGATGCCGGCGCACCACACCAGCGTTTCAGAGTCTTTATTGTTGCGCACCCCAATAGCTAGTTCAGGCGAGGGTGGCGCACTAGGTGAGGCTGAGGCTCGAAGGCGAGGTAACACAGTTGGCATTAGAGATCAGGCTATGGACTTGGCTAAGTTGCAGGGCCACAAAGTAAGTAGAGAAGTCAATAACTTACCGACCCCAACAGTCAGCGACCAATACACAGCCAACCTGTCTAGCAGTCAGCAAAAGCTAGGCTCAATGCACTCAGTCACGCTGGCTCAGGTATTCCATAAGCCTGACCTATTCCCAACGCCTAACACAATGGAACACCTGCCAGCTCGGACAGGTGAGGCAAGAGAAAGACAGCTTTACCGAGGTGGCTCAAACAGTAGGCGTAACAGCTCAGGTAACTTGCGAGAGGACATCCTTGACTTGATACCAACACCAACCACAAGAGATTACAAAGACGGCTCACAACCTCACGAACGAGATGGCAAGGTGCAGACTGACACAGTAGCCAGAGCAGTAATCAATGGTGGTGAAGTGCTGCTTGGCACACCTAGAGCTGGAAACTACAACTCATCTACCAAGCAGGTTGAGGCAGGTGCGCCCAAGTCACGCATTGAAGATCAAGTGCTGCTTACTAACTGGGGTAAGTTCGAGCCAGCCATAAGACGATGGGAAGCTATCATCGGCAGACCAGCACCAGAGCCAACCAAGCCAGACGGCAAAGAAGGAAACCATAGACTCTCATCTAAGTTCACAGAGTGGATGATGGGACTACCTGACGGCTGGATAACAGACATCGGACTAAAGCGTAACGATGAGCTGAAAGCCTGTGGCAACGGAGTAGTGCCTCAACAAGCCGAGTTAGCCCTAAACTTGCTAGGGATAAAGGAAATACTAGAGAGATGACCTACAAAATACTAAAAGGCAACAGCCTAGACCTACTACCAACACTTGCCGACAACAGCATAGATGCCATAGTCACCGACCCACCTTACGGACTAGGCAACCCTGACCCTGATTACATCATCAAGGCAATACAGCTTTGGGCATCAGGTGATCGCTCTCACATACCTGAAGGCAAGGGGTTCATGGGTAAGTCTTGGGACTCTTTTGTCCCACCACCTGCTATCTGGGATGAGTGCCTGAGAGTGCTAAAGCCAGGCGGACACTTGCTCGCCTTTGCTGGGACTCGAACCTATGACCTTATGGGTATTTCTATTCGCATGGCAGGGTTTGAGATTAGGGATTCAATCGGGTGGGTGTATGGGTCAGGCTTCCCTAAGTCGCTGGATGTTAGCAAGGCGATTGACAAGGCTGCCGGAGCTGAAAGAGAAGTGATTGGCACTAAGCCTCAAGCACCTAAGTTCAATCTTTCAGATAAGGGTGGGACTAACACAGGCTATAACAAAAGACTTGAGGAAGGTGCTTTGGCAGAGTTCAACATCACAGCGCCATCAACACCTGAAGCAAAACAATGGCAAGGATGGGGAACAGCACTAAAGCCAGCACTCGAACCAATAGTCGTTGCTCGCAAACCCCTTATCGGAACAGTTGCCGAGAATGTCCTAACTCATGGAACAGGTGGGCTAAACATTGATGCCAGCAGGATAGGTGGGAACAAGCCAAGTGTTCCGCAACCCTCTTTAGGTGTCAGAGAAAGAGTCACTTACGGATTTGGGACAGGTGAAGGTCGCAACGGCGAAATGAGTGATAACACTCAAGGTAGATGGCCAGCAAACCTAATACTCAGCCACACCGAAAGTTGCCAGCCAACAGGAAAGACAATCAAAAGCAAAACAGGCGCAGGTAAAAGAACAGCAACCTTTGGAACTCAAGACACTCAATCAGGTGGAGATGGATCAGGTGGATGGTCAGGCTATGAGTATGAAACCGAGGTCTATGAATGTGTTGAGGGTTGCCCTGTAAAGACACTTGATGAGCAGAGTGGACAGTCAGGCACAAGCACAATCAAGACGGGTCAATACGAAAGTCGCTCAGAGTTTGGTGGTGGTCAGATAAACATCAGACACCCAGACTCAGGTGGAGCATCAAGATTTTTTTATGTAGCTAAAGCATCAAAGCGTGATAGGAACCAAGGGCTTGAGGACTTAGCCGAAAAGCCAAGGAACACCAGAGTAGGAGATGAAAACTCAGTCTTTACTCCGCTTCACCCAGTAGCCAAAAACTTCCACCCAACAGTCAAGCCAACAGCCCTTATGCAATATCTCGTCAAGCTTGTAACCCCATCAGGTGGCACAGTCCTAGATCCGTTCACCGGCTCAGGCTCAACAGGTAAGGCAGCAATCCTTGAGGGCTTTGACTTCATCGGGATAGAGCTAACCGAGGACTACTGGCCCATCATTGAGGGCAGACTGAAACACGCTGAAGCCAAAGTTGCCGAGGCAAAAGAAAACATAGAAGCCCAACCGCAAGGATTGTTCTAATGCCTACCTACGATTACAAGTGCAACACCTGTGACCTAAAGATGTCAGTCATCCGAGGGATACAAGAGCAAGAGAGAACACCACTCTGCACCAACTGTGTCAAAGACTTAGTGAGAGTGTATGACGCACCAACAGTAACCTTCATGGGTATCGGTTGGGGGAAAGACGCTTGATCCTATTCCCTAAGCCCTGCCTCAAGTGCAAGGCACTATTCAAGGCTAGGTCAGAGTATTGCGAGAGTTGCCGGCTGGAAAGAAAACCAAGAGAGCAGACCCCCAGAGTTTATTCGGCGGAAAGAAAAATAAGGAAGGGACTTTTATACGGGGGGGATTATCGCCAGCGAGCCAAGGTAGTACGGGAAACAGCAACTCATTGTCACATCTGTAAGCAAGCCTTTACAGATAGAACTCAGATACAAGCTGATCACCTGATACCAGGAAATCCTGAAAGTCCTTTAGCCCCTGCCCACCGCACCTGCAATGCTCGCAAAGGAAACAGATACATAGGGTAGCCAGTACCCCTGCCACAAGCTCTGACAAGCGATTGAATAGGCAAACTTGTTCAATTACTTGAAAACAAACTCAAAAACCCTCTACATAGCCCCTATGACCCCCACGCCAGTATTTATAGGGGGTGGGCTTTTTCTTGGCGACTCGGCGGGCTTACACCCCGAGCCCCTGACTCTTTGTAGACACCCGCAGTTCAGAACCAACGAGGTAAGCTTGAACCATGCCTAACCCACCCAAGCCAGTCGAGCTAAAGATTCTCCAAGGCAACCCTGGCAAAAGAGCCTTGCCATTGAACGATGCACTAGCCCCTTTGGACTACGGATACCGAGAACCCCTGCGCGAACTAGGTGAAGTTGGCAAGCAATTCTGGGACAACATCTTTGGTGTTGGTGAAATTTGGATCAGCATTAGAACTGACACCGAGCTTGTCCAGATGGTGTGTGAGCAACTCGACAGGCGTGAGCTAATCAAGCAGCAGATAGCAACTGACCCAACTGACCCAACCTGGTATCGGCAAGCTAACGAGATTGAGAAGCAGATAGTCCACAGTCTGTCTTTGCTTGGTTTCAGCCCTGCTGACCGAACACGCCTTGGCCTAGTATCTGCCAAAACCAAGAGCAAGCTAGAGGAACTGTTGGCTAAAAAGGCTAATCGTGAGTAGCTGGCCACCAGCCAATCTGACCCCTGTATCTGCTGAGGCTATCAAGCGTGGAGATGGCAAGTATGCCATTGAGTTCACCGAGGCATTTGGCTCTATCGGTAAAGACGGAATAGCTGGTCGAGCAGGTCAATCCCTTGTCTTACGAGATTGGCAAAAGGAACTAATACGCCATGTTTACGCCAGAGATGAGGATGAAGGCTTACAGTTCAGAACTGCTCTAATCGGGATGCCCCGTAAGAACGGAAAGTCAGCTCTATCATCAGCAGCCTTTGGTCTTTATTCCTTGATCGCTGAGGGTATCCAAGGTGGTGAAGTTTACTCAGTAGCCGCTGAAAAGGAACAGGCTCGCATCGTATTTGGTGAGGCTAAGCGTATGGTCGAACAGTCCGAGCTGTCTGAGCTTTGCACTCTGTATCGAGATGCAATCTTTGTGCCATCAACCAACAGCGTTTACCGAGTTGTTTCTGCCGAGGCTTATTCCAAGGAAGGTCTAAACCCGAGCCGAGTAATCATGGATGAGTTACACGCTCACAAAGACCGGACACTATTCGATGTGTTTCAGTTGGCTATGGGAAACCGAGGCAAACTTGGTCAGCTAATCGCAATAACAACAGCAGGTCAAAAGACCGACATGACGGGCCAAGACTCTATTGCTTACTACCTTTATCAGTACGGCAAAAGAGTTGCCAGCGGTGAAGTAGATGACCCTTCATTCTTTATGGCTTGGTGGGCAGCACCAGATGAGGCAGACCATCGAGATGTCGAGGTTTGGCGTAGGGCTAACCCTGGCTTTGACGATCTAGTTTCTAAGGATGACTTTGACTCAGCGGTCAGGCGTACACCTGAGCCAGAGTTTAGAACTAAGAGATTGAACCAATGGGTAAGCTCGATGAACGCTTGGCTACCCAACGGAGCATGGCAACCACTAGCCGAACAGCGAGAGTTGCTACCAGATGAGGACATCATCATTGGCTTTGACGGCTCTTTCAATGGTGACTGCACTAGCTTGATGGGTTGCACCATACCCAAAGACGATGAAAAACCCTATCTATTTATGATCAAGACATGGGAAAAACAGCCAGAGGATACCGATGATTGGCGTGTAAACACCCAAGAAGTCGAGGATGTAATCATTCAATTCTGCTCAACTCACAATGTAAAAGAGATAGCTTGTGACCCTTATCGCTGGCAAAGGTCTATGGATGCGATGGCAGAGATGGGCTTGCCAGTTATCGAGTTTCCTTCAACCAGCCCAAGTCGCATGGTGTCAGCTTGTGCCAAGTTCTACACAGCAGTAACCGAGCAGACAATGATTCACGATGGCGATGCACTACTCGAACGACACCTCACCAACGCAGTAGTAAAGACCGACAGGATTGGCCCTAGAATCGTAAAAGACAATCGAAGCTCACCACGAAAGATTGACGCTGCTGTTGCCGCTGTAATAGCCTTTGATAGGGCAACTGTTGGTAGAGTAGAGTCTGAACAGCTTGTCCCACAATTCTTTATCTAAGGCGGTCATGGCAACCATACTTCAAGTCGCAGGAGCTTCAGCCATAAGCATTGGTGCAGGGCTAATCTTTATTCCTGCTGGCGTAATTCTCGCTGGCGTGTTTGCAATCTTATTTGGCTTGGCTGCCGAAAGGAAATAACTAAATGCTCAACAATCTTTTCGAGTCAAGAGCTATCAGCTTTCAGACCATCTGGGGAACCGGTGGTGACATCGAGGTACTCAATCAGTCAGGCACAGTAGTCAACCCTGAAACTGTATTTAAGGTAAACGCAATCTTTTCAGCAGTCAGCCTAATCTCTGACACAATCTCTACCCTGCCGATTGACTCATACATCCGCAGAGATGGTGCAAGGTTCGCCTTTAGACCTAGACCAGCTTGGGTACAACAGCCTGACATTGACACCACCAAAGAGGCGTTCTACGGATCTCTAATTGTTTCTATGTTGCTTGATGGCAACGGCTTTGTTCGAGTATTTAGAGATGGTGCTGGTCGAGTAATCAACATGACAGTTCTAAACCCTGCCAAGGTTGAGATTCGCAAGAACAAGGTTGGTGAAGTTGTTTACATTCATCAGGATGAGAACAAGCCACTAACTAAGAATGAAATAATCCACATTCCAGATGTTGTCAGACCAGGTGAAACCAGAGGCATCTCCAGAGTCATCGCACTCAAGGATAACTTTGGACTTGCTATCGCACTAGAGTCATACGCCGCTAGATTCTTTGGTCAAGGTGCAAGCACCAACGGCATTATCGAGTTCCCTGGCAACCTAACCCCTGAGCAAGCTAAGCAACTTGTTGACGGCTTCGATGCAAGACACAAAGGATTCCGCAAGTCACACAAGACTGGCGTTCTATCTGGTGGAGCTAAGTTTGTTCAGACCACAGTAGAAAACGACAAGGCACAGTTCATTGACTCACGCAGAATGGCTGTCGAGGATGTCGCTAGAGCGTTCAACATCCCACCGCACCTACTAGGACTACCAGGCACTAACACCTATTCCAGCGTTGAGCAAAACAACATCGCCTTTGTGACTCACACACTCAGACCAATCGTTCAGAAACTAGAGTCAGCTTTCACACCTCTAATGGCAACCGAGCCAGGTGGATCAACAGCGTTCATCAAGTTCACACTTGACGGCTTGCTAAGAGGCGATGCCAACTCACGCTTTACCGCTTACAGCGTTGGACTTCAAGCTGGATACCTAACCATCAACGACATCCGCAGACTTGAGGACTTACCACCAGTTGACGGGGGAGAGATTATTCGAGTGCCACTAGCCAATGTGAACATTGACGCAGCCGAACTTGTAGCCACAGACAAGAGAGTCAACATGGCTCAGAAGCTAGTCAACTCAGGTTATGACCCTGCCGATGTTCTATCAGTTATGGGCTTGCCACCAATCCTTCACACCGGACTCCCAACAGTTCAGCTACAAGGTGTTGCTCAGGTAAACCCAGAGGATCCTAAAGCGGCTTACGAGGTCGAGTAATGGCTCTCATTAGCTCAGGTCAGTTAACTGTCGGTACAACAGCAACACTTGTTGACGGAACAAGCACCTCAGACTTTAGGTTGACGATTCACAACATGAACAACGATGACGGCATCTACATCGGTGGCCCGAATGTCACCATTGCTAATGGGATGCAATTACTAAAGTTAGAAACTATACAACTTCAAATGACACCAATGTCTGAGCTTTACGCAGTAGCAGACAAAGCCAACCTAAAACTCGGATTCTTGAAGCAGGTCTAATGCCTTACTACATCACACAGACAAACCCTGACTGCCCTAACTGGGCTGTTGAAAAAGAGGATGGCGAGTCAGTCGGCTGCCATGACTCTAAGGAATCAGCCATTGACCAAGCTGTCGCTATCAGCATTGACGAGGGTACAGAGTTTGTTGGCGAAAGAGCAGCAGTTGGTTCACTAGAAGTTGGTGACTTTGTTTCTTGGTCACCACTTGATCCAAAGGTTGCCGCACAGGTCGAAATGGTTCAAGAGCAGTTCGCTGTGGTCAGACTATTCGATTACGAGGATGGCATTTTTGAGCCAACCGACAAGATGATGGTCATAAATGTATTCCAGCTAGAAAAGATACCGACACCCAAGATGATTGCTGTCGAGGTCGAGCAGGTCGAGGAACTTGACGAGCCTGAAGTTGAGGGTGCTAACCTGCCAGACAATTACAGACCAGCTCTAGCCGAGGATGTCCCAGAGGGTAGGGCTTGTGGCAACTGTTTCTTTTACGATGAGTCAAGGCTAAACGCTGAAGGCACTAAAGCTTGGTGTGAGCGTTGGGATGACTTTGTTGATGGTGGCTACTACTGCAACGCTTGGGAATCAAACGATGAGGAACGAGCTATCAACCAAGAAGCCCCTGCCTACATGAGAGCAGCAGCTCGGCGTGGACTTGAGTATTACGAGGAAGGTTTAGCTGGTGACGGCGTAACCCCCAAGACAATCAGAGAAGCAAGAGAAATGGCTGAGGGTAGAGTCAGCGATGACAAGTGGATAAGGATTGCCGCTTGGATTGCTCGACACTTAATTGACCTTGACTCACCAGATGCAAACCCAGAGTCCGATAACTACCCATCCGCAGGTGTAGTGGCTCACTTACTTTGGGGATCAGGGCCAAGCAAGCGAGCAGCACAAAGAACCCAAGACTACGCTGATTCGGTAGTTGCTAGAATCAGAGCAGAGGAAAATAACCGCATGGAAAACAAGAACAAGTGGCTAGATGTTGCCAGAGCAATCGCACTAAAGATTGACGGCCCACAGACTAAAGAGCCAGAAGTAAGAACCAACAGCGTTGACTTTGAGGTCAGGGCTGAGGGTGACGGCATGAGCTTTACCGGCTACGCCTCAGTATTCAATTCTCCATCCGAGGACTTGGGTGGCTTTGTTGAGTATGTTGCCCCTGGTGCTTTCAAGCGTTCCTTACAATCTCGCAACGAGGTAAAGCTACTTTGGAACCATGACTCAGGTGAGCCACTAGCTTCCCTTAGAGGTGGCACTATGCAACTAGTCGAGGACTCAAGAGGTCTAAAGGTCACAGCTTCCCTGCCCAACACAACTAGGGGAAGGGATGTAGCAGAGCTGTTACGCAGTAAAGTAATTAGCTCAATGAGCTTCGGATTCAATGTCATCAAAGACTCATGGGCAAGCGATGGCAAGACACGCACACTTGAATCAGTCCGTTTATTCGAGGTCAGCATTGTTAGCTTCCCAGCCTATGAAGCTACCACCGCACAGGTTAGATCAGCTCAAACCATCAACCCAGACCAACTAGCCGATGCCTTGCTAAAGCTAGAGTCAGGTGAGGAACTTGACGAGGCTAACGCTAACTTGATTACCGATGTGGTCAACAAGCTAAAGGCACAGCCTGAGATTGAGGAAGTAATTGACAACGGCCTTGACTTGCTAGACCTAAAGAAAAAGCAATTCGACCTTCTACTGAAAAGGATTTAGACATGGCTACCAAAGACGAGATCAAGAACGCAATCCTAAAGGCCGCTGGCAACCCATCAGTCGGTGTTATCGCTGACATGGCAGATGACCTAGCCAAAGCAATTTTTGACCTAGACAACAAGAACTCATATAACCCAGCCAAAGAAGCAAGGGTTATGGATACCAAAGAAACCCGATAGAGTTTCTTTAGCCCCAGCTCGGCCCCCTTTCCTGAGCTGGGGTTTTTTTTCGCCTATAAACTTGTAGCTAACAGTTGAGTGTAAGCACCGCTGTATCTGTTGAGTGTCAGCACCGCAGGAATCCCATAATCATCTAATCCGAAAGGAAATCATGTCTGATTTCATTAAGACTCAGATGGATGCCCGCAACAACCTAATCGCACAGGCAAGAGAAGTTCTTGACTTTGCTGAGGCTGAAAAGCGTGGCCTATCCGCTGAGGAAAACCAAAAGATTGCTCGTATCGAAGCTGACATCGACTCAGCCGATGCAACAATCGAAACTGCTCGCAAGCTAGCTGACAGAGAAGCTCGTGCTTCCGAGGCTGCTGCTTCATTCGCACCATCAGTATCTGTTCCACAGAACACCGATGCTGACATCCTTCGCTCAATCGCTTCTGGCGAAATGCGTGGATACGAGTTCGGCCGTGAGGCTCGCACCCTAGTACCATCCGCTAACACAGTTGGTCAGTCTTTCTTTGACCAGGTATTCGAGATCGCTCAGCTAGTTGGCCCAATGCTAACTGTTTCTGAGGTTTTCAACACCACCTCTGGCGAGAACCTAGTAATCCCAACAGTAACTGCAACCTCATCCGCTGGATCAGTAGCAGCCGCTGGAACTATCTCCGAAAGTAATCCAACATTTTCAAGCATCACTCTCGGTGCGGAGAAATATGGAGCTTTGGTGGCAGTTGCATCTGAGCTAGTATCAGACGCTGGATTCAACATCTCAAGCTACATCGCACAACAGCTAGGAACCTCTTTGGGTCTGCAGGCTAACTCCGTTCTAACCACAAAGCTATCTGCAGCCGCTGGCTCAGTAGTAACTGGTGGAACCGGTGTTTCTGGAGCCGCTTCATACGAGAACCTAATAGATTTGGTCTATGGTATAGCCGACGGGGCGAGAGTTTTGCCTTCGCTCGGATTTATGATGAGCAAGTCAGGTATCGCAGCAGCTCGCAAGCTAAAGGATGGTGCAGGTAACTACATCTGGACTAACTCAGCAGTACCAGGTCAGCCAGCAACCTTGCTTGGCTACCCAGTTTACGAGAACCCAAATGTTGCAGCAGTTGCAACTGGAGCTAAGTCTGTCCTATTCGGACACCTTCCAAGCTTCAAGGTTCGTGTTGCAGGTGGAATTCGTGTTGACCAGTCAGCCGACTTCGCTTTCAACACAGACACCGTAAGTTACAGAGGTCTAATTAGACTTGACGGTGGACTAACCCACGCTACCCACATCGGGTACTTCAAGGGTGGAGCTAGCTAAACCCTAGCCCCCTGTAAAAAGCTGGCGGGGAACACAGAGCGTAGGACTGTGTTCCCTGCCTTTTTTGCTACTATGAACTATGCCTACGAATAAAGAGAAACTAAACGGCGCAGTAAGCGTCTGGTCTAATAGCTACAACGCACCGACAGGATACGGACAACAGGCCACCATGCTTGTTGACCGATTGAAGCGTTCAGGTCTTGATGTTGCTATGTTGTCCAATTACGGACTAGAGGGAATCCCAAGCACAATCAAAACACCTTTTGGCGATATCCCACATTACCCCAGAGGAATAGACCTCTACTCAAATGACTCCGCACCAGTAGATCACAAATCCTTTATTGCCGGAAAAGATAAACCTAATCTCTTTATCAGCCTTTACGATGTTTGGGTAATGCTTGCCAACGGATACGATGACTTTCCAATCGCTGCTTGGACACCACTCGACCATGTAACACTTCCCCCAAAGGTAGAGAAGTTCCTACGCAAAGACAATGTAACCCCAATCGCTATGTCACCTCATGGAGTCAGACAGCTAACTGAAAAGGGTATTGAGTGTGAGTACGCACCTCACGCAATAGACACCAAGGTTTACAAGCCAACAACCAAGATAGGCAGACATGAGATAAACGCCTACATGGGACTAGAGCCAGATAACTTTGTTGTTGGAGTTGTTGCCGCTAACAAGGCATCAGGTCTAGTTCACCGCAAAGCCTATGGAGAACTCATCTTGGCTTTCAGCTTGTTTGCTAAGGCTCACCCTGACGCTGTGCTGTATCTCCACACAGACGCAGTTGGTCAAGCTGGTGGGTGGAACTTGCTAAACATCCTCAACTCGACAGGAATTAGAAAGGATCAGGTAATCTTTCCTAACCCGAATGACTACCGCTTTGGACTAGCTCAAAAAGACCTAGCCGCACTCTACTCACGCATGGATGTCTTACTAGCACCTAGCTTGGGTGAGGGCTTTGGGGTTCCTAGTCTTGAAGCTCAGGCTTGTGGCACTAGAGTCATCGGCTCGAACTGGGCAGCAACCCCTGACCTAATTAGCGAGGACTCATGGCTTACCGATGGACAGCTAACTTGGGACTCAGGGCAAGATGCTTGGTGGCAGACCCCTAGCGTGTCGAGCTTGGTTAATGCGCTTGAGGAAGCGTACAAGGCCGAGCGTGGCCCATCACAGGTAGCCATTGACTTTGCCAGCCAGTTTGATGTTGAGAAGGTCTGGGATACTTATTGGATGCCGATACTTAGAAAGTTGCTCAAATGAAACCCCTGCTGATGATTATGAATCCACGCAAGATACCAGTCTGCATGGAAGCCCTTGAGTCATTACAGATAGATAAGGTTTGGCTAAAGCACTATTCAGAGAGAGAGCTAATTCAAGTAATCTCTGATGTGATTAGCTCTACTGACCACAATGTTA